TCACCTTGTTTAAACTCTCGCATTACTTTAGCAACCTTTTTTTGTCCGTTTTCTGTTTTCATAGCTTATTTATACTCCTTTTTTGTTATTTTTTAAACTTATTTTTATTTGTTTCTTAATTTTGCAGTTAAAACTGTCTTTTCTAATGAAGTATTTGCTCTTAACTTAGCTAAATCTTCATTTTGTTTAAGTTTTTTACTGTCCGTGGATTGAGCCATCATAGCTTTCATCTTATCGAGATTAATTTTTTCATTATTTTCTTTTTCAACTCGTGCATTTTCTTTAGCTCTAAGATCTAATTCTCTAGAACGCAACATTGCAACGGCATCTCCATCAAATGTTGATGTAATTTTTTGTTCTTCATTTTTAAATTCCTCCATAGCCTCTGCAATCAATTGAGATTTTCTTGCTTCTATTCTTTCAGAAAGCATTCTCATTTGCATTTGCATATTCATTATGACTTGTGGGTTTTGTTGCATCATAGCTGATTGTTGTGTCATTAATTGTAGCTGTTGCATTTCATTTCTAAACTCCATTTCAACTTGTTCTTGAGCCATAATTGATATGTGTTCAAAAATATTTTTTTCTAGTGACGCCATGATAGGTGGAGCGTTCCTTGCCATGTTAGTTGCCATAAAATTTAAATGCGCAGTTATATGAGATCTATGATCTTGCCCTGGAAATGCTTGAAAAGATTGTCCAGCAAGAGCAGCTATGTGTTCTAACGCTGGATCTTTTGGTGTAGGTGGCTGAGGTTTTATTAAAATTTTGTCTACGTCTTTAACTCCAATTGCTTCATACATTGTTTTGTAAATTTCATACATGTTATGAATTCCAGGGTTTGACATTGCAAGTTGTAACTCTGTTTGTGCAATAGAAATTCTCTGTGTTTGTGAAAATATGTTTGGATCAGCCACCGGTAAAATATCTATTCTATCATCAAAGTCAGCTACTTTAATTTCTCTAGAACCACCAACAACATCATATGGATATACAGGTGGTAAAAACAATTTAAATACTCTTGATAATAATTTAAATTCTTGTTTTAACGCTGCATATATTCTTTTATGTATTGCAGACATTGTTCTACTACCTCTTTCTAGCAAAGCCACGGTCGTGCCCACTGCTGCTTGCTGATTCCCGTCCCCTACTTGCAAATCAGCAATTGATGCAAAACGCTGACCTGCTTGAACCACGACCCCCATAAGTGCCAATAAAGTTTGTGAAGGTTCTTTATAAGGTAAAGTCATAAATGCATCTCTAATGTTTCCACCTGGTGCATCTACATCTCTAAATTCACCAGGTTGAATAGATTGAGCGTCATCTCGTATTCTAATTCCTCTCATTTTAAATCCAGCAGGTAAATTTGATAATGTTCCTGCATCTAATAATTGTCTAAGAGCTGATGTTGCTGTCCTTGATAATCCACCAATCATGTGAATTAAACCAAAACCATAAAAACCTAAACCTGGTAAAAATTTAAAATGTACAAAATAATTTATTTTTTGTTTTTTAGGGTCTGTAGGGTCATAATTTCTTCTAATAGATAAAATTTTTCTAGATTCATCCTCAATAGTTACAACGTAAGGGAGTTTTATACCTGTTGGTTCACCATCTAATCCAATGTCCTCAAAACCCTCTAAATCTAAATACACATGATTTTCTAATAAAGTGTAAACATCTTCATTATTTGTTTTAGATATTCCTTCTAACTGTAACTGTTTATCCTTAACATCTGATGCATTATTTTCAGATGGTAATGTTAATTCTATATCTTTATAAAATCCGTTAACTTGTTTTTTTCTTAAATCATTTGCAGATATTTTTAAAACATGCACAACAGCATCTGCATCATCTAAAGTATTTGCAGTGTAAGGAACAACCAAATTTTCTGCAGGAACAAATTGTGATACAGCTCTTCCAAGAAGCTCGTCGTAATAAACTTTTTTAAATGTAGATCCTGACAACGGTAGATAAAATAACATTTGATCAAAATCTGGCTCATATTCTTTCATGACGTCCATAATTTGATAATTCATAAATTCTTTAACACGTTCTGCTTGTTGTTCTTTTTCGTGAGTTGAAACTCCTATAACAACAGTTCTGACTGGGCCTTGAGCTGGTAATAATTCTTTGTAAGCTAATGCTTGAAATTGAGTAGCAGCTTCTGAAAGTAATGGATGTGTTGCACCAGATGCTCCTTGAAATGGTTCTGTCCTTTGTTCATACTTAAATCCAAGTAAGTCTAACCCTTGAGTATAGGCTTGTTCCCAATCTTTTCTTGAGGAAAGATAATCTTGATAATTTTGATAAAGTTCTGAACCTAGTTTGTTTAAATAGTTATCATCTAATAAATCTGCTAAGTTTGCATTTGGATCAGCAACATTTTGTTGTAAAGCGTTGGGGTCAAAATTTATATCTACACTACCATCTTCATTTTCAGTAAGTTCTGTCGGACCAGCTTTTATTTCCTCTGTATCTGCAACTACCTGATTCATTTCCTGTTCAGGTGTAAGTTGATTAATAATGTTTGGTAGTGCTTTGTCTATTTCTGCCATTTATTGTTTTCTCCGGGTTGACTGTTTTAACAGTATTATAATTAACATTCAAGCCTTGAGGATTAGGTCCTGATTTAGGTGGTATAGTCGTTGTTAATTTTTTAATCGATTTCATCTTTTTGAGACTCTAAAAAATCTAAATCAGCTTCCATTCTTGCCTCTGCCGCAGATTGTTCATCAGCAAATCTAGAAGCTTGAGCTGCTTCTTCTTTTGAAGCTTTATTACCTGAAGTTTCTATTAAATTAGCTTTTCCTGAAATTATTCCTTCTTCCCAGTCTTTAGTATAAATGTCCCCATCTCCTCTATAAACTAATTCATACTCTTGATATTCCCCTGGAATTTTTTGAATTTCCCCAGTTTTTGGATCTATTACTTCTCTTGGTTTAGTATATACAATGTACCCCTGCATTCCATTATCTGTTTCAAACATTACATCTACAGTTTTATCATCCTCTACAATTTTAATACCTTTACTGCTATAGGTTTTTCCTAAAGGAGGTGAGCCATCAATTTGTTTTAAATCATCTGTAATATTTTCAGGTCTGGCAATTACACTTAACAAATCTCCAAACCAGGATGGAGCATTTTCAAATTCATTTGCAAGTTTTATTGGTCTGGATACTTTAGTTAAATCAGAAATTCTATTAAAAATTTTTTCACCTTTTAATGCAGCAGCGCCTGTGGTTAAGGCAGCTAGTGTTTTTAAAAATTTTCTTTTTCCAAAAGCACCTTTTTTAAAATAAACTCTACCACCATCTTTTAAATTTAGTGTTGGATTAATTTTTTCACGTATTAAATCATAAGGACCTATGTTTGGGCTTATTTGTTCTCTAATTTTTTGTTGCTCTAAATTATATAAACTTTGTCCTTCTTTATAAGTTTCTATTGCCTTTTGAAGTTCTTCGGGTGAAACAGGGTTTAGTCCTGCCCTTTCTTTCTCACTAAGAAATAGATTTCCCAAAATTGGAGTCATATTACTAATGTAGTTTGAATAATCTAATTGAGATTTTAAAAAATAATTTTTATTTATATCTTCTAATATGGGTCTATAGTATTCTGAAAAAATAATTCCTGGTGTAGTCATTAAATCTTTTCTATACTTTCCTTCCTTAATTAATTGATCATCTCTAATATTTATTAAGTTTGCCATAGCATTATAAACAGCCTTTTCAAAGCCTGGGTTTTTTACATCTTTATAAAAACTTTTAATTTTTTCTAAATTTTCTCTATATCTTGATTGATAATTTTCTCGATCCTCATCAAATAATTGTGAATTTTTTAAACCTTCTTCTATGCTTTTATTTTCTTTTTCAAAACCTCTAATGTCTTTTAATTGATCAAAATATTTAAATTGTTCTAAAACTTTTGAATAATCTTTGCCTGCGTACTGTGCTAAATTATTAATTACTCCGGACTTAGCATCATACTGAAATGTTGGATCAGCTCCCTCAAGAGCTCCATAAGGCATACCTAATCTTGCTCCTTCATATCCACCAAGAGCTCCTCCAAATAAAATATCTATTGGAAGTCCAAAGGCATCTACAAAATATCTACTTAGTCCACCTCTAACAACTCTTACTCCAGATCTTAAATTTCTAAAAAGTTCACTCACAGCTGATCCTTCTAAAGGAAAGTTAGCTGCTAAAGCTGCTCCCTCTCTATCTAAACCTAATTTTTTAAGAGCGTTAAAGTCTTTTGATTTTATCGCTTCTTCATATTGTTTAGCTAATAAATCTATTGGCCTTGCTTCTGTTTTTAAAACTATACCATATTCTTTAGCTGTGTTTTTTATATCTTTTTGAGCAGCCTTAGAAAAATCATTAAAGTATTCAATGTAATTTTCTGGTTTTAAATTTTTCCCTGTTTCAATAATTGGAACATCAGCACCGGGAAATTGTTTTTTAAATTGTTTTGCTTTTTCATTATAAAATTCAATTTTTTCTAAAAACTTTTCATCATTAATTAAATTTTTG